CACAAACCAACAGACCGAGGTTTAATACCAAGGTCCATAGTCGTACCACAGTGCGACGAACATCCTCTTTTTAAAGAGTATTTTCGTCTTCGCTCGCAATGAGACAGCATTATTATGTGCCAAGTCTCTAGATGGTTGCGATAGCCTGGACAATAAAAGCCCATGACTATTCCTTTCAACATCAACCGCAACAGTAGGAAAACCGGGAAAAGTAAAACCTTCCCAGCCATCCCGTCTATTGCGTGCCTCCTTACAGTCGACTAGACTGGAATGGATGACAGCATCTCCTGCAGTGACCGGACCATACTTCCTTACGGAAGCTGGGACAGTTGTGCAGATTTGCTGCCAGGCGTACCGGAACCGCACATCACAACCGTTATTTTGGTTGAACCGATGTGACAGGTCTCGAATACTATTGGCATACCTGTAAAGGTCTTTGATGTAGAGGAGCCGCTTCTTGAGAAAGAACGGCTTCACATCTAAACCGTCGAAGTAATACGAACCACAGGACTCACGAAAGACACCGGAAGAGAAACTCTTTTTGGTATTAATCGTAAACCCAAGGTAAGTACATAGACGTGTTAATTGCGCTACAAGCTCCCCTGGGATGATTAAATCATCACCAAAGATTGAGACAGAGGAAGGATCCAAGTTATTCTCGATACAAAGACTAGTACCGAGAGTTACGAAGATCAAACTTTCCAACTCAAAAGTGAAACCATTGCCCATCGTCGAGAATTTCTCCGACAGATGAACCTGGTCCCCTAGCTTGTAGTAATGGCTTCGGGCAGCATCGAGTACAGTAAACCAACGTTCTGGCAAAAGATTTCTCACCAGTTCAAGGCTAATAGTATCCGATGCTGCTTTGAAGTCAACAGTAGCAAGATAACCATCGATCGAACCTTTATAGGCAGATCTTTGATTTTTCGAGTCACTGTTAAGATCGAAGCCAGCTCTCCTGAGACGCTTCCGAACTAGACGACCAATACCGAGTTGTATCCAGGAATTTAACCCTGGTTCGATAGCGATCGTCCTATCCGTTTTCGCGTTTTTAGGGACTGTGACAATTTTGTTACCTGGCACACTCGTAACAGTTTTAAGCTTCTCCCAGGTGGGATAGGCGGCTACCATTACAGAATGGAACAGGTCGTACGCTTCGTTTGTCATCTGACATTCGAAGTCAAACTTGTGAGAGGCCGAGACTTCTGCTCCCCTTACGGAGAGCGTAGATCCCGGCCCCCAGCTAGCACTATCGAGTACCAAATCTATGTCAAAAGATCCTAAGATTGAAGCTATTTTCCTGCGTTGTCTTTTAAGACAGCGTAGTCACCGACTGTTAGTTCGTCGCGTGAAGCTTGGTTTCTCAGACGCTCATTAACATCCTTGCAGATCTCTTCAGCCTGATTAAAGGTGTCGAGAGCAGCAGCCTTCTTATTGAAACTAGTCTGCAAAGACGAGTTTTTCCTAAGAAAGCTGACAGCTGCAAAATCATCACGAAAGCGAGGTCCATCAATATAATTCAATGGATCTACCTCCTTCTCGACAAGCTGATCAAACTCTTTATACCTGTACAACAAGTAACAGGATAGAGCAAGAGGCGTGTCGAGGGCGATGTAGAATAGCTCAATATGTCTGTCGTTTTCAACAGACGCTAGCCGAGTAGTACGGTGAACCGTTAGTAACTCGCGTGAACTCAAGTTATTCTTTGAGTTCGAGTATCTCTGCTTTTGCATGAGAGCTCCTTTTCGTATCCGCTGCAGGACTCTAAGTTTGGATACTATATTACTATAGTACTTGACCTAGAGTTGTAAATTAATACTGCTGCAGTTGCGCCGTGAACATGTCGAACCCAAGCGTACCTTCAGCGTTTGTCAAGAGTGTATTAAACACTCCCAACAGACTCTGACGTTCCGCGTCGGTTGCCAGTTCAGAGGACGTAAACGTGACGTCCGCAATCATGATGTGAGACACCTCCGGAGATCCGGATGCAGGTGTTGCCACCATGACAGGGACTTCAAGACGAATACGAGTCTTCGAGTTATGGTTTGTCTTGCTGGGCCGAGAAATCGAAGCGGTTAACTTGCTATAAGCAAGTGGAACGCCCGGTGTCTGGTCCAGCCAGGAAGCCATATTGCCAGTAATACTAACTGGCTCGAAGACAAAAGCGCGACCACCTGATGGGCCTCCGTCGTTGGTTGATATTGCCGCTATTGCTGGCATAGTATTTACTCCT